TTCAACTTCAAGCAATGGTTTGATTAAATCATACATTGCCACTGCCGCAGTTGCCGCCAATACAGCAATTAATCCAATTGGGTTTCTTGCCATTGCCGCAGTTAATGCCTTAACACCTTTGGTTAGTCCACCAACTGCTGTTGTCATTGCAACAACCTTGCCTACTGCCAATGTTGAAAGGAATACTCCGCCAAATACAGCGGCCTTTTCAAGATTATTTGCAATTAAAAGTATGCCCTCAGCAAGTGCATTGAATACTGGTGATGCACTTGTTCCTAATGCAAGGAAATTGTTTTTAAGAACAGTAAATGATTGTCCAATAGTAGGACCTGTTTTAGCAAATTGTTCATCAACATCTTTAGATGCTTTCAATAGTGCATTGATAAGAACATCTGCAGTCAATTTACCATCACCTGCTAACGCTCTAATCTCACCTCTTGCTTTGCCAGTTTCTTTTGCTAAGATGTCAAGTATCTGTGGTGCCGCTTCAACAACAGAGTTAAACTCATCACCTCTAAATGCACCTGAACCAAGTGCCTGTGCAAACTGTCTAATGGCACCTGAAGCACTCTGTGTGTTTGCACCTGCAATAGATAGCAATTTAGAGAATGTTTCAGTTGTTCTTGCCACTTGTGATTGATTTAAACCAAGGTCCTTGGTTGACAATGCAATCTTTTGATACAAATCAGATACAGCATCTAAATCCTGTCTGGATCTATTTGCAACATTAGTAAGGTCTACAAATGTTTTGTTAAGTTCTGCTTGACCATTTGTAACAAGTTTTAGTCTATTAGTAATTGTTTGAATTTGGTTTGCATACTGTGTTAAAGCACCAACACCAAATGCACCTGCCGCCAATGCACCAATTTTTCCAAGAGATTTCTGAATGCCTGACAAGACACCTTTGGTTTTATCTCTTGCGACTACGTCTATTACTTGTGTTGCCATCTAATGTTTTCCTTGTCTGTTCATACTCCCACCTATAAAAGGCGGCCCATGTTTGTATTTCAAGGACACTAAACTGCATTACTTCTGCTATGCTCTTACCTAACCTATCTGCAATCTTACAGATAATCAGTAATTCAGTGTCCTCTACGAGTTTTTTCCGATATCCTCCAACTGTTCTGTTGGCGAATTGATTTCGGCACAAACTCTAATAATAACATTAGGATCAACATCATGCATCAAACCGGTTTTGTCAAACTTTGTAAACAAAGGTTTACCTTCTGGGTCTAACGCTTTTGAAATCAATGTTTCAACTAATGCTTCAACTGTTTTACCTTCTGATTGTAGTCTAATAATATTTTGTTCTACAGCAAAAGGATACGCAGGTTTAAAGTAAACATCACTTTTCCATTCTGGAACTGTTACTTTGTTAAGACCTCCTGCAAGTCTTTCTTTGAAATGCCCTTTGGCATTCTCCATTACACTCATTTTATTCTCCGTAGTGTCTCCCTAACTGCTGGCGTTGTTATGCCGTTAGGTGCTTGTTTAGAATGACCTTCTTCCAACGCTACTATGTAAGGAACGCGGTTGACTACTTGGGTTTCGCGATAACGCTTTTCTTTTCGCCAACCTCGTCTTGCCTTACCTTGATCTATTGGTGTAAACTTGCGTGCCTGCACCAATAGTTCATCGGTCAATCTGTCAATGAAAGTGTCTTTTTCTCGTTCAAGACGCCTCATAGATTTTCGTTTGTCACGCAATACAAACTTTAACATAGTTTACACTGCCTCGATGTTCAGTGGTCCTGTGCCTTGGAATGATACACTTGCAGTTACAAGGTCATCAAATGATGCTGTTCTTGAAACTGAAGTAACAATGATTTTACCTGAGAATTTTTCTCCACTTGTTGTGTTTGGATAAAATTCTACAAATAATCCTGTGCCATTGTCATGATCTACATCAGGACGAAAGGCATCAGAAGCACCACCTGAGGCGCTTGTGTGTCCATCATCGTATACTACTTCCATTGATCCAGTGAATTGATGTAAACCACTCTTATATTCACGAGCGGCATCACCCATAACTGTCGATTCAATTACATCCTTGGTGTGCTCCACTGTCCAAGAACGAACTTCAGCGATTGCTACTTCACCGGCACTATCTGAACCGATTTTAACGGTTCCATTTTCACCTGTATATGTTGCCATATCTTAGTTCTCCTCTTTTGGTGTAAAGTCGTCTTCTGAATAAGTCCAATTATCTTCCCCACAATCTTTGTATGAATGCTCTTCGCTTCCACACTCGATGCAAGGAACAGCATCTAACTCTTCCTCAGTGGGTTCAATATCTTCAACTTTTTCTTCGTCGACTGGTTGTGAAGTCACTTCCGCAGATGCAGAAATCTTTTCTTTCTTACCCTTGGGTTGTGACTTTTTTTCTTGTTTAGGTTCGTCTATTGACCATCCCTCATCAAGAAATCTGTTTAGACGGTCGGCCTCAATTTGTTTCCATTTACCGTCTTTGTATATTTTAATATATGTTACTGGCATTATACTGCTCCTTTAGTAAATGAGTAGTGAACTTCAGCAATCACGACAAATTCACCTAATGGTGGTGTTCTGTCTATGACTTCGATTGAAGTTACATGAGTTGTTGCGGCACGGGCCGTTGCGAGTTCTCTATCTCTGTTAGTGTTTAACGCTTCTTCTATTCTTTCAATTAGGGCGTTTCTTTTTTCGTCTACACTTTGAACGAAACCTTTGCGTCCGTCTGAACGAACGAATCCTCTAATCTGCACTTCAATGATGCCGCGTCTATAACCACCCATTGCTTGGTCTTCGCGTGTTTCATTGCCTGTTGTTACAAGTAGTGCTGGGAATTGTGTCATTGCAAGTTTGTCCACATCAAATGGTTCTCTTGACACGAATGTAGGTCTTGGAGGATTCATATCCTTCAAAACTTCAATAATATTTGTGGTAACGGTTTCTCTGTTTGACATACCCTACTACCTTTTAAGGCGTAGGAAATGCTGTGGTTCTTTTTCAGTATCTGTTACTGTTCCTGAAGAATCTGCATCATATTCTACACCGTCTCTTAAAACTAAATCTAATTCACGCTCATATTCTTTTCTATAGAATTCCATTTTGCGTTCAAATAGATCTTGGTCTGGTTCAAATTTTGCTAATTTAGGGTAGACATGGAAACCCAAAGCATTGTATACAGTTGCTCTTGTTAGTTGACTTGCTGTGTATAGATCTTCGTCAGGTTCAATTTGTCCTGATGCAAGTCTTCTTAAATCATAGAGACCAATCTGTTGTGTAGGCCACCAACGGATACGTAGGTCGCGGAATACGTCATTTTGTGCTTTGGTTAATTCTTCATCGAAATCAGGGATACCAAAATCAAGAATATCTGGTTCGTAATCTTGGATGTCTGAGATTGTTGCTGTTGTAATCGCCATAGGATACTGTCCTTAATAATATGCTATGAGTCCTTCTCATACCACTAAATTGTTTACAAAGTTATTTATGTGATCAGTGCTAAATGGTGCACAATTCAAGAAGAAAGGGCGATATTTCTACCGCCCTTCCTGTCAGATAGTCAATGACTGTCAGTTATTATAACTGAGCGTCACCAATTAATTGAACGCCATAAGCATCAAATAACTCAGATACGCCATACGCCATAGTTCCAACAATTTCTGTTGCTCTTAATGAAGCGTCTCTTTGCTCTTCAATTCTCATTTCACGTTTAACCATGTATGCAAGTGCATCGCTTGACATTACAGCACCAACAAATGCACCAGCAGAGTCGCCAGTTACAACAGTTGATTCAAAAATGTCGATACCAGCAAGACGACCAACGAAACCATCTCTTAATGCTGTGTTACCTACATCTGACAAGTTGTGAGACATAGTTGTTCCAGCGTTAGTTAATTGTTTCTTGATTTGAAATGCTTGGTATGGATGGATTACAGACACATAGTTGCCTGGTGCTTGATTGTTTCTTAAGATTGCCGCCGCTTTAAAGAAATCTTCTACAGTTAATTCTCTTGCGCCTGAACCTACAGTGTTTGTAAACCCTGTAAACAATGCCGCTAAGTCAGTGTCAACTTTCTTAGCAAGACCATCACCAATTTGACGACCAACTGCCGCCGCTACATCTTCTGCCGCACCTTCACGAGCAAGGTCAGTAAGTGTTACAAGAACACCTGCCTCTGTTGCAGTGATTGTTGCAGGATCAGTAGTGAACTCAGTGTTAGCAAGGTCAGTGCCTTCAGTTAAACCGTCTGCCGCGATTGCCGCGTATTTTGGAACTTGTGCTACAAGTCCTGGTGTTCCCACCATGTTGTAATTACGAACAAGTGGACGAATCACAGTTTGCTCAGAAAGTGTGAATAATGCCGCTTGGACGATATTTGCATATAAGTCGTTTAGACTTGTGCTTGTTGATTCATCTGCCATGTTAATATCTCCTTTTAATTAGATAGCAATTATAAACGAACACCCTTTGCTCTCATAATCTCTTTGTATCGAGCACGATGCTCAGGATTGTTCATATTAAGTTTTGTTACGTCTGTTTCTACCACATTCGCCTGTTTGCCAACTCCTTGTCCTGTGCCTGAACCATTTGGTCCTGCACTTACAAAGTGTGGGTTCGCAGTTAAGAACTCATTTACCAGCGTAGATACTTTGATAGGATCACCCTTGTCATCATATCTTACATTGCCGTTTTGATCTACAACATCAACTGCGCCTGCTTCATTAAGTCTTACTTGGCCTTTAAGTAGTTGCACCACTTGTTGTGGATTAACTGCTTTATTGGCACTTGCTTCATTCAACAATGCACCGTCAATTTTGATAGTATGCAATTCACTTTCGTAAGTTTGAATCTTTGAATTGAACTTTTCTGCTTGTTCTTTTAAAAGTTTTTCAAACTCGCCACGCTTTTCAAGTTCTTGTTGGCGTGCTTGTTCTTGCTTTGCTACCATATCGTTGTAAAGATCTAAGTCAACATTTGAATATTTCTTTTCAAACTTTGCCTTTTCTCTTGCAACCCTTTCTGCTACAATTCGATTTACTTCGTCTTGTGACAGTAAGTTTTCTTGTTCTTTAGCGACTGTGTCTGCTACCTGTTTTTCACCTTCTGGTTGAGCAACAGTTTGCTCAGTTTCGTTTACCGCTGTGTTTTCCGCGTTCATATTTTCTTTCCTCTTTTAAATTGGTTTGAGTTCTACCCCTACCCTCATTTGGTAGTATGTGTATATTTATGCCTTCCAAGCACAAAACTGTTATTTACGGCGTGATCCGCCGCGTGTTTTTTTCTTTTTCTTTTTACCACCACGCATTGCCATGATTGATCCTCCTGTTTTCAATGTAAATGAACGTTTTTTTGGACGTTCACCTACAGTTGACCCTACTGAACTACTCGTTGTTACCGGCATAATCCTCACGCTCCTGTGATTCATTAATACCTTCCCAACTTGGATGAATACGATATTTGTATTCACGTTTTTGTTCAAGTATTTCTTTTCTACGCTTTCTGCATAGATGGAATAATTCAAGCAGATATTTTCTTGCCCTCACACCTGCCGCCATATTCTTATTTGTATTTAGATCATTAACATTTTCAAAATACAGTCGCATAACTTCACGCATATACTGTTCGGTTGGAAAGTCTTCTGTCCAGTCACGATCAGGAAATAGTTTTCCCATTATTCACCTTCTTGTAATAATGCTTGTTTTTCGTTTTGTATATCTTGAGTTGTTATTTCAGGGTGTAATTGCAAAATCTGTGCATCTGTGTAACCTTCCATAATCATTTCTCTAATATGTGGACCTTTTGAAACTGCATCAAGTGTAGGATGCTCCATTTCTTCTTCTTCCATGTCTTCCATATATTCTTCTGTGATAGTTTCATAGATACGTTTGTCAATTTCTCTTGTAATTCTTGGATCAGTGATATTTGCTTCTTTGGCCATTTTTAACATAGCAATATCATTTGCTTTGTCTTGGATTGAGAAACTTCTTGGATATTCAACTTCACCGTCCCATACTTTGCCTTGATACATTGCCCATAATCTCCAAATTTGTTCTTCTGCGTGTTCAAGATTCATTGCAAATGAACTTAATTTAGAGTTTAGTGTTTGGAATTCACTTGTAAGAGCAACGCCTGATAGTCTACGACTTTCAATGCTTCTAATACCTGCCAATGATGCACTTCTGTCAATTGATTCAACTTTCTTTTCAATTGCTTGTAGAACTGCTTCAATACTTGCACCGTCTGGTTGTAGTAAGTAAGGTTTTAGTCCTGGATCTAATCCATCTTCCATTTGAATAATTGAACCTGCACCAGCAGTTGCTTGTGTGCCAGTTGTTTTAACCAAACTTGGATGATTTGTTAATCTAATAATTTGTTCAATCTCTGAACCCATTTCATAACATTCTTTTTGAATGTCTGCAATGTCACCAACAGCACTAACACCAACACCTCTTACATTTGATCTTTGTGCATATACACATACAGCAGGAATTTTTCCTAATGTGTTAGGCATAGTTTCAAATAAATCGCCGGTATTATCTTTGCCGTCAATTAGATATACATTAATTTCGTCTTTGGTATATTCTCTTACATATTGTTTGTTTTCAAGAATTTCTTCTTTTACTTTTAGATATGTTAATTCATATAAACCATTTGATTGTCTTTCATAACCCCAATCTAAAACATTGTCTGGTGTAAACAGAGAAACATAAGGACGAATACCTTGATTAAGTTCATCTGCTCTTGTATTAGCAGTTGTAATTGGTTTGTCTACTACTACCCATGCCGCACCATATACCATTGCATATGTAGATACATCTCTTAGGAATGCAAGGAAACTTCTTCCATCAAGATCAGCATCTTTTAAAAATGGTTTTAAACCTGGATCTGTTTCGATTGATCCATAATCTCTTTTAATTTCTTTTCTAAATAAAAAACTGTTGTATAAGTCAACAATTGATTTAACATGATTATCTAATCCTACTTGTCTTAGACGTTTTTCATAATCATCTCTTGACTCATAATAATATGGTTCTAAGTATTTGCCCATAAAGTAGTCGTAACCACCTTGGTAGGAATCACTTAAAAATGTCCATCTATTAATATAATATTTGTAAGCGTCATGCGCCTCTGTGATATAGTCAATAGCAATTTTGCTATCACCTTTTATTACTCTGTCTCTAATTACGGGCATTAGTTCCAACTCCTTGCATTATTGTTACCTGAGAATGCCCATCTTTCTGGTTGTGCATTGTCATACTCAGTTCTTAGTGGATATAAGAAATCTACCAAATACCCAACGGCATCTGCCATATGGTCATGCTTTCCATCTTTCTCAATGATGGAAGTTCCTGGTTTGTAAACCAAACGCTCTAAACTGTTTATAACATTTTTGCATTTAGGATCTACAAACAGTGTAGAAATGCCCTGTGCATTCTTTAACTTAGAATTCAAAGCATTTACTCTGTCCCTGATGGGTGTGTGACTGTTACGCACATTCACACGAAAACCTGCGTTTTGTAGTATTGATATGTCAGTGCGTCCGCCTGCACTTGTTTTTCTTTGTCTGCCTGCTGGATCTGGATACATAACAATTCTTGAATTAGGATATCTGCGTTTAAGTTCATCGCATACTTCGTCAGTGTTTGATCCGTTCATAACAATCTCATCTACGAAGTATATAACATTATTTTCTATAACAGAAACACACACTGACATAGGATCGACGTTAAAGTCAATACCACAATGTATTTCTGTTATATCCCTGCCTTTGCAAGGTTGCACTGTTATATTTCTATCAAAATTATAGTATACTACACCTGAATAAGTGTTGAATGTTGCGAGATATTCTTGTTCAAATGTTTTTTGATCCATGTCTCGCTTTGCTTCTTCAATTTCTGTTTCAGGCACATTGCCGCCATCCAGTGTTGTGTATGTATGAGCACCCCAATTGTCTGTGCTCTGTGCCATAGTAAACATTTCATGACTGAATGATCCTACGCCTCTTGGTGTGCCTGTGAACAGTGCATGACCACCTTTGTCTGACAGTGTTGGTCTCAAAACTTCTGTCCAAGTGCGTTTATCAATATCTTGAAATTCATCCAAAATAATAAAATTCAATCCTCGTCCTCTAAGTGAGTCAGGATTGTCTGCACCTTTAAGGTGTATAACTGATCCGTTTTTTAATCTTAATTTTAATTCTGCTTCGTTGCTTTGTTCAATCCAACGCAGTTCTTTTAATTTGTTTTTTAGTGCGTCCCACACTATCCCCTTTGACATACGGTAGGATGGAGACACATACCAAACTTCTTGATCTGGTTCTGAAGCAAATCTTGCCAGTTCTCGCATTGCCACATGAGTTTTGCCAAATCTGCGGCCGGTCACGGCCACTCTGAAGCGATTTTCGTCGTTGCAAATTACTTGTTGTGGTTTACTTAATGGCACTATTTGTCCTCCAATAACAATTCAAATCCTGCACTTACACTTGCTATATTACTTGACTTTGCTCTTATTTCAATGTCATTTTTTTCGTCTATGATTTCTGTTATCTTGTATTCTTTTCTAAATGGTGTTCCTCTAAGTGTAGAATATGCTTTGGTGTTAAACACGCCATTATTAAATCTTTTCACCATAACTTTTGCTTCAAGTTCTGCGTCTTTGCTATTGCCTACATCAAAACTTAACAGGTATGCTCTTTTACCCGCTGGAACAGTATACACCGCCATTAGCGTTTGTCCAACTTCTTCTAAAATTCTCGCAATAACTGTGCCATTCACAGTAGCACTGAGATTGCCTTGATTTACTGGCAGGGCATCACCTGCACTATCGCCTTCTGGCATAGTAACAAGTCTCATTCTAAAAATTCTTATAAATTCACCACTGCTGGCCGCACCACCAACTGTGACATTCTCTGTTAGTAAATTGAATGAACCATCTAATCCTTGAACTTCAACAACAGCACCATTGTCATTAGCAGTATCATCTGATGTTAGTGCTACTGTGCCTGCTGAATCTACATAGGTATAGATACCACCATTTTCCCATATGGTTTCAAATGCCGCACTTCCTACACTTGCGTTATAACCAAACTTTTGTATTCCTGAAAGGTTAGGAAATGCGCCTCTGGCAAGGCCTACGCCAAATGGAAAATTGTTGTTGTCTTGTAGTGATTCAAAATTTATTTTTGGCATATTAGTCTTCCCATGGCAACGGCATTTTGTTAGTGTTGTCTTCTGGTGCATCTTTCATGCCCAAGTATTGTTTAGATAAGAAAATTTGAACTCTTGTATCACCGTTCATTGCTTTTTCCCACATTGCACGACGCAATGATTTTTTACCTGCTTGTTTGCCTTGATCAAGCAGTTTACTAAATCTTTTTCTTAATAGGCCAACACCAATGCCACATACTTCTGCAATTTCTTCATCTGTGCATTGAATACAGGCAAGTTTATAAACCATATCTCTATCAACGGTTTTGTGTTTGGCACCTGTTGTATTTTTATTTTCTTCGCTCATTATACCTGTCTCTCTACAACCTTGATTCTAAAATTTCTTGAATCTTTTAGTCCGTTAGTTGTGTCAATTTTATATTCTAAGTTATAAATGTTGCCTGCTGTGCCGCCTGAAATTGTTGCTGTTGCTATAAAACTTGTATTTGTATTTGAATCTACAGTTAGTGGTGCTGAATCGCCTGCAATAGTTTCTGCTGTAACAGTAAGTGCAGAAATAGTATCACCACTTGGCATCCAATTTGTAAAATCCAAACTGTAATCTAAAACCGCATAAGGATCCTTTTCAATGTAGGTTCCTACTCTGTCTTCTTTGAATCCTGTTAGTGTGGCCATCTTATCCTTCTCTCGTATCCAACGGTCCAGTTGCGTTTTCAACCAGTGTTAGATGTTGTATTTTTAATTGTCGAGATTCACTCTTAATTTGTAGGGATCTCGATTCTTGTTCTAATGTATTTACACGATTTTCACTAATAACGGATTTTTTCCGGTCTTCTGCGTCAATTACAAGTGTTCTTAGTTCACTGCCAACTGCAAATACCCTATAAGGATCAATAATATATTTCTTACCAACGCTTAGTGTTGTTGCAAATGCTGTGATGTTTACTTCACCAATAAATGCCGCACCACCAAGTGCTGATACTGAGAATTCACTGTTGATGTCTGCAACACCACCTGCAATTCTATCGCCATCTGCTGTTACAGTAAATGCACTGCTTACACTTGCGTCACCATCAATTACTGCTTGTGCTGTAACAGTAAATGCACTGCTCATTGTAACAGTTTCAAAGAATGCAACCTGACTGTTTGCTGTTACAGTTCCTAAACTTGCTACAATTGAACTTGACGCTCTTATTCTATTTGTAGCGGCATCAAATGTAAATGCACTTGCAATAGTTGAACTTGCATCACGCAATCTAATTGCGTCTGCTGATACTGTTGCTACACTGCCTTGTATAACAACACCATCACGCTCTCTTACAGAAGTTGCTGAAACTGTGACTGCACTTGAAATACTTGCATCAGCAGTTCTTATTCTACTGCCGTCTGCTGTAACTGTGCCAAGTGTTGCTACAATTGAACTGCCTGCAAATACAGGACTTGATATTGCTGTTACAGAAAATTGTGCGGATATATCTGCAATGCCACCTTTGAATTTAAGTGCTGTTGCAGTAACACCTTCCCAACGAGGTTGTCTTGGATTGTCCCAAGTCTGTGCATTATACCATTGTGTGCCACCAACATTGGCACTTATAGATGCTGTTGCTTCTACAATTTGTGTTGGTGTTGCTGAAAGTGTTGTTTGACTTGATATACTTGCATCGGCAAATACAGCAATACGACTGTCTGCTGTTGTAGTTGCAGAGGCATTGATAGATACTGTGCCGCCATCAACTGTGCCTGACACATATCCTGCTTCTACATAAAGGTCAGCGTCTGTTCCTACATAATCTGCAGAAACATAATCCGCCTCAACAAATATACCACTTACATAATCCGCCACTTGGGTTCTCCCCTACAGTAACGACTAAGCAAGTGTTACGGTAATATTCCCACTTGTAAATTGTAGACTGTCGCCGACGTCAATAGTTTTACTTGCCGAAAGTTGTCCATAGAAGATGCATTCTCCCGCACCTGCTGTTGCACTATCTGAGATAAAAATATGTGTGACCTCTCCGAACGATGCTGTTGCTGTTGGAAATGTAATATCTGCAGAAGTTGATACTGAACCATTTGAAATAGTTCCAAATGTTGCCGCCTGTCTTGCATATGCAGTTCCTACTGTAGAAACTTCATCTGTAAGTGTTCCTGCTTCTAAATTCTCGTCTGTTGATCCTGTTGATGGATCTGATGTTGCAAGACCGATATAGACTGTTGTTGGCGCAGTAGTTGACTGTGAATTCGCCTTTAACCAAAAGTCTAATGTGCGATCTTCCGTATAGTTACTCGCTTGTGACATTTTGTTCTCCTTATAAGGTTTTTGTGTTTGTTATAACAAGTGTATTTATAGTATTTGGTTTAACCTAAATACTCAACTTTTATTCGTAGTGTGCCTGTTGCTTGTTTGGTGCCTGTGCCACTGATAGTGTAACTTGGTCTAAAATGATCTATGCCTGCGTCATTGTCTACTGTAATTGTTGCAGGTGCAGGTGATAACAATGAACCATTGTATAATTGAAATATATCCTGTTCTAAACCTGTTGCGGTATTGCCATCTGACAAAAAGATAACACCCAAGTTACTAACAGAACTGTAATTTTGAATAAGTGTAAATTTATAATCGCCAAAGAAATTATATTCAATTAGATCTTTACCATATGTGTCAGTTGTAACAGTAAACAAACCTTCTGGATCACTTACAATGCTACCAATAGCAAATTCATTTTCAGGACTGAGAAATATTCTACCAAGTGGTGTGCCTGATTCTGAAATAAAACCAAATTCTACGATTGCGCCTTGTGCCCCACTGGTTCCAAACAGCATTGGATTAACAAAAGGCATTATGAAAAGTCCTGTAAGAATCCACCATACATATTGGTGCCATCACTGATAAAAGTAAGAATATCTACTGCGCCATTGGTTGCTGTAATGGTAGGTGCTGTGCCTCCTGCAAATTGATAAGCAGTGTCAAATGCCAATGTGTAATTTGCGCCACCTGGTTGTTTTACAATAAGAACATAAGTTGCACCTGCCTGTTGATTTGTAGGATTAGCAAGTGTTGAAGCACTGCCTAATGTAAGTTGTGCCACTTGATTGTCGGACAAATCCCATGCAATACCACCTGCACTGTCATCTGTGTTAGACAGTGTTTGCAATGAAAGATACTGCTGTTTTGAGAATGCTTGACTTTCATCTGTTACAACAATAGTTTTACCATCAAGTGTTGATATGATAGAATTTACATTGTCAAAATTATTTTTTATATCAGCACGAGCATTTGAGATTAGGTCAGTGCCTTGGTCTACATTGTTAGTTGATGCTGGTGTTAAACTTGGAAAGTTTGGCATTGTCTATCTCCTTAAGATATTGTTTGTCCATTGTCATCTGCAAAGTCTGTTGATGCACTTGTGCCATCACCATGTAATAACATTACTGTATCACTATCATTTTCAAATGCTTGAGTTGGAACTGTGATTGAAGCACCGTTGGTGTATCTTGCTACAGATGAAATTCTAATTTCGTCCATGTAACCATTCCATTGATCTGCAGGTGATGCCGTTCCTCTAAATCCAATTGGTTGTTCGTAATCTTGTAGTGTTGCTGTGTAATCAGTTGAACTGGTGTAATCTACATATCTTGTGCCATCAACCCAAGCATTCCATACTCCACTTGATCTTTGAACTGCCACGTGATGCCAAGTGTTGTTGGTAAATTGTGGTTCACCTGATCCACTTTGTCTGTAACCACCATCTACATAAAATTTAAAATCTCCACCATAATCCATAAAGATTATTATTGTTTTTGAATCATTGGAGTTGTAAATTCCACTTCCACCAAATGAAGCATCTAATCCTCTAAAATTGAAAATTGCTTGTCCACCATTTACGTCATTACTTCTGACCCATGCTTCAAAAGTCATGTCACCACTGCCATCCCAAGTTGGAATTTTAGGTATTCTAATAGCATCACCAGTTCCATCAAATTCAAATGACGCAGTTCCAAATTTCTTTTGTGCTGTGTCTAATTGTGCATCACCTATAGAACTTATGCCAACAGCACTTCTGCCTGTGCCATTGTCATCTAAGAATACAGTTGAACCATCTGTTCCATCTGTGTGAAGTAACAACAATGTGTTTGCATCATTCACA